TTATTTTCGGTCTGTTCGTGCCACCACCAGCAGCATTCATTGCTTCCAGAGTATTCACACCATATTTTTCAACAGCACCACGAGACATTACAAATTCACCATCAGTTAGCATCGCAGGAATTTTATCTACACCTTTTTCGCCACTTACATATCCAGGACTAAAAGAACCACCACCAAACATCCCAAACAATTTCTTAAAGTTTGCAAATCCACCACCTTTAAATGCGGGCATTTTTGGTTGCTTATCTTCACCTTGTCCCACAAAATTTTCTATTCCTTCACTTAGAGCCATTGTGGTTCCAACTGTTGTTGCAACTGATAATCCTGTTGCAACTAATTTACCACCTTTACCTCCAAGAAATTTTGCTGCTCCCTTTGCCCCCACCATTTGAGCGACAGTTTGAAGTAACTTTCTTGTTCCAAAAAATACTAACTTTGTTAATCCACCAACAAACTTACCAAATCCTGTTCCAAATCTAAGATAAAGTGCAAGAAGTTTTGGCCAATGATCACCAAAAAATCTAAACAAAGAATCAATCTTTTTCTTGTTCTCAGGATCTGCAAACCAATCTAATAACTTAAGAAAAACTTTACCCCAGAAAATAGCCATAAAGAAGTCAATGATTCTTCTAAGCATTGATTTCACGGGAGCAACAACTTTTTCTGCTGTTTTTATTGCAAGAGCAAATCCTTTTTCTAATTTTGATTCAGCAAGTGCTCTCTTTGCATTTTCACCCTCTTTTCTTGCTCTTTCGTTTGAATCTTTTTGTGTTTTATTTTGTTGAGTTAAGTTCTTAATAATCTCATTTAATAAACTTGTAATTTCAATAAAACTATCTTGAGTTGATACTTTACCAATTGCTGGAGAAAGTGATAGTTTTTTGATTCCAGGAAGTGCTTTTTGTTTCCCTAAATTCATTCCAACTGCAGTGCCTTTTTTAAAACTTTCTGCAGTGATCTTTTTGACTTTAAATCTACCTTTTTTACTTTTTATTCTTTTCCATTCATTTGTAATCATCTCAACCTCTTCTGTTGGAAGAGTCTGATTTCTCATTCTTGCAGCAGCCATTCTCTCCTTGAGAAGAGATGAATAAGTATCATAATCAATATCAAAGACATCCTCAAGACCAAGTAATCTTAATATCCTTTCGTCTATCTTTTCATCAACCAAGGCACGACCATTCTTCGCTTTTGATACTGGTACAATTTTAGAAGAATTGAGTGCCATTTACTTGTTGTTGTTTTGTTTTTTCTTCTTCCAGATGCTGCATTAACAATTCAACATAGATGTCTCGTTCCCAAGGCATCATATTTTCAATCTCCGTTAATGAGTATTTATGGTACTGCATCAAGGCAAAGTTGAGACGAAAATAGCTTTCAAGGTTCATATGAACCAGTGCTATGCGAAAAAAGATGCTAACCCTTCTAAAACGACTTCGCTTTCAACTTGAGTTTTTGGATTTGTAACTTTAACCTTATGAGAAAGTTTAGGCATCGTTTCAAAGAACTTTTCAATTTCTTTGAACTGTGATGAGTTCATTTGCTCTAAAAATTCATTCAGTTCTTTTTTAGTCACATCAGAAGCTGACCATACTTCATCTTCAGTGTAAATCTTATCAATACAAGAACCAATTAATTCAAATGATTGATCCATTGCATTTGTATTTGAGAAATCAAAATTAGTTTTAATAAACTGCTCAAGTGATGGATACTTCATTTCCATCATAATGCTTTTATCTACACGAATTTTATTCGTGTGATCTTCATTCTTTTGAACTTTAATGTCATCCAAGTTAAGAGTCACTGTAGTTGTGGTTTGTTCATCATCAGGACAAATTATATTAACTTCAATTTCTTCTCCAACTGACTTACCACGAATATTAAGAAACAAATATTCAATATCAAATGTAGGAAGTGTTTCTACTTTTACACCCTTAGATAAAATACAATTTTTAATTACTGTCTTAATTGCATTTGTGATTTGCTTTGTGTCTTCACTTTCTAAAGCAATCACTAATACTTTTTCTTCTTTGACTAGAAAGGGTCTATATTGAATTGTTTCTCCTGTTGATGGCAATTCAACTTCATAAGTTGGGGTACTAATCTTTGGTAAAGGCATAATGACCTATAGAATTTCAGTATGATTATTTATTACTGTCTACTGAGAGTGAATGTATTAAAATTAAATTGTGGATCAAATATACTTGGTTCTGCAAACCCTACTCTACCAACTCCAGGAAGTCCTGCTTCAACTCTTCTATCTACAGCACTTCCAGAAGATCTTGATGGTTGATCAGATATTCCACCATAATTAAATTGATTTTCAAAAATAGGATTGTAGTTACCAGACCAATCATAATTTGGTATTGGACTTAATTCACTTCTGTTTTGATCTGAAATTGGTTCTACAGGTGAGGTTGGATATCCACTTACAAGATATCTAATATATGTCAATGATACTGTACATTTTAGTAGATTTGATGAGTCATAAGAAACAGGCATTGATTGAATACTAATAGGATATGCTCTAATGAATTCATACTCTAGTCTGCTTCTATAATCTCTTTCAAATTTAATTACTTTAAGACCTTGATCAACAACATATTCATCTGGATATCTAACTCTATAAAAATAATTTTTTGCAGATGAACTGAGATTTCCTCTCATCCCTACATCAGGTTTTTTACTTTCACCAGCAATATACTTTATCCACGACTCAAAAAACATAATGGGCAAATATTGCTGAGCATCAACATAAAAAGTAAAATCAATTCTATCATCATATATTCTTCGGTATGCGTGTCTTTCTGTTACTCCAGTATAATCATTATTAATTTCTAAAGTTGCTAAGGAAGATCCAGGCAAAGATGCTTCAGCACAAGAAATATTTAATTTATATCTCTCTTCTGATGACATTTTAAGAGTATCACTTTTCTGCAATACATCTAATAAAGCACGTGGAATAGGAACCTCAACTTCAAAATGAGAAGTTAAAGCCGGTCTAAGTAGTTTAGATTTAATGTAATCTACTGACCTTGGATTAGGCATTTATAAATACTTTTTGACTGTTATATATTATGTATTAGGGATAATGGCAGAAAGTATCAAGAGCAAATACAAACCATCATATCCACAAAAATACAAAGGTGATCCGAATAATATTATTTGTAGAAGCAGTTGGGAACGCCGCTTCTGTCACTGGTGTGATCTAAATGAAAGTATTGTTTCTTGGGGAAGTGAAGAGTTTTTTATTCCTTATTACAATCCAGCGAAGGAAAGAGTGTGTAGATATTTCCCAGACTTTATTATTAAAGTAAAAGAGCAGTCTGGTCAAATTAAAACATATGTCGTTGAAGTTAAACCAGCGAAACAGACGGTTCCTCCACAGAAAAAAAGTAGAGTAACAAAATCATACATTCACGAATGCACGACCTATGCAGTTAATCAAGCAAAATGGAAAGCAGCAAAAGAATGGTGTGCTGATAGAATGCTTGAGTTTATTGTTATCACAGAAAAAGAATTAGGTATTAAATAATGGCAGAAGGTTTCGGTCAATATATTGCTGGTTCAACTACTAGAGTTAGAAAACTTAAGCAAGAAATTGATAAGAAAAATATAAAAGATCCTGAAGATATTATGATACTGATTATGGAACTCTTCACGGAAAAAACTTGGATACCAGAAGTTGGAAAGTTTTATACCTTTGTTTATAATCCTAAGACTCCAGATATTGAATACGATCAACACCCACTCATTGCTTGCACCGAAATTCAAAAATGGGGATTTAAAGCAATCAACTTTCACTGGAGGCAATCAAGAAACTATACTTGGCAAGAACTAGCAGGACAACTTCACGTTGTTAAGTATGAAGAACTTGATGAATTACTTGCTCTGCAGTATGGAAAATTCCTTCTAAATAAATAAAAACTCCTTATAAATGTCTCATACTCTACAAAAAACTGAGATAGGTAATCTTGTAAACGGGGAGGGAGTCTAATGCCGTCTAGTAGTAAATGGAATACGGATGGTGCAAAATCTAGCACTAGCACACCATTTCCAGTAAAATTAGGAGAACAGACAAAATCTTATACATTAAAAACAGAGGCAAATATTGTTAAAGAAAGAGTTAGTGCATCCAAACTTACTTTACAAGACGAGGTGCAGCAAGGAAATACAAAAACACCAAGAGCATTAGCAACTTCACTTGATGGTGGAAAAACCTGGACCTTAGAAAAAGATTCTGAAGGAAAATCAATATTAGATTCTACTCAAATTGCCGCTCTGTATCCTGGAAATAAATTATATGCAGCAGTAAGAAACGTAGCTAAAATTGATGCTCAATCAAATGGTGCTTCTCCAGCACAACAAAATGATTTAACCAACGGCAATGCAGCCGCCACTCCAGGAACAGGAGACTCGATAACAAATGAAGATCGAAACTTTTTTGAGAAAGAAAGAAAAAGTATAAAATCAAGAGATGATTATGGCACGAACAAACCTATTGTTTATCCAGAAGGTTTAAGTTTAGATTATCAAGATTGTATAAAATTTTCAATTGTCAAATATCAACAATCTGGTCTCAAAGGATTTGGTCCAGGAAATCAAGATTTGAGAAGAGTAACTGTTAATGCGGAAAGAAAAATATTAGGCACAATAGTATTACCAATACCAGGAGGAATATCCGACAGTAATCGGGTAAATTGGTCTGGAATGGATCTACCAGATCTTCAAGGAGCACTTGCAGGCTTAATGAAGACTGGAATAATGGGTGAAGATATGGCTAAAGACTTTGAAAAACAAGCAAAAGAAATTTCTACTCCAGGTAGTGGAGCAAGAACTGCAATAGTTTCAAAACTTATTGAAAGCGCAATTGGTCAAGGTGGTATAATGCAAAGAGAATTTGGTGCAATAATCAATCCAAACTTAGAATTACTTTTTAATTCCCCAGATCTTCGTCAGTTTTCTTTTAGTTTTAGATTATCACCACGTTCAAGTAAAGAAGCAGAGATAGTTAAAAAAATTATTAGATCATTTAAACAATCGATGTCTGTAAAAAGATCCAATTCATCATTCTTATTACAAACACCACATACATTTGCAATTTCTTATATTTTTAAAAAGAAAGATCATCCATACTTAAATAGATTTAAAGAGTGTGCATTAACAAGTTGCAATGTAAACTATACACCAGAGGGAACATATATGTCTTTTGATGATTCAAATCATCCTTCAATGGTTTCATATCAACTTGACTTGACTTTCCAAGAACTCGAACCAATTTATGATGATGATTATACAGATCTTGACGAAAATAAAGATACTAAAATAGGTTACTAAAATGCCAAGTTACTTCCGTCAAGTTCCAAACTTTGAATACATTAGCAGACTTCCGGATGCTAAGATTGGAGATTATGCGCCACTTAAGAACTTATTCAAGAAAGGAAAACTTAGAGAAGATATTTTTCAAGATCTAGCATTCTTTACAAAATATCAAATCAAAGGTAATGATCGTCCCGATAATGTTGCGTTTGAAGTTTACCAAGACTCCAGTCTTGATTGGTTAGTTTTACTCTGCAACAATATCGTTAACATTCAAACAGAATGGCCGTTACCTCAACAACAGTTTGATGAATATATGTTGGAAAAATATGGAAACTATGATACTCTATATGGCGGTATTCATCATTATGAAACAGCAGAAATTAAAAATAGTCAAGAAGTTGTAATTGTTCCTGCCGGTCTACAAATCAGTTCTCCATACTCTGTAAGTTTTTATGACTACTTTGCAGATAAACAAGTTGATAGTGGAAACATAGCAGTTCCAGTTACAAACTATGAGTATGAAGAAAAATTAGAAAATGATAAGAGAAATATTTTTATCTTAAAATCCCAATACTTAAACATTGTTCTTAATGATATGAGTGATATTATGCCTTACAAAAAAGGGTCCTCACAGTATGTTAGTGAGGACCTTAAGAGAGGAGATAATATTAAACTTTATTCTTGATCAATCTTCAGCAAGACGCTGGAAGTAAGCAAGAGCATCATCTTCATCCTCATCAACTTCTTTAGTAACAACAGGAAGTGAAGGAGACTTGGAACGGGCATAGGATTGCTCCAGTTCTTCTACCACTTTACTCTCAGCAGTTTTCTCAGCATATCCATCATATTCAGTTTCTTCTTCAACAGAAGACATACGGGGAGTGCCTTTCTGTCCAAGAACATACTTCAAACGCTTATCCAGGTCTTCATATGACTTGAACTGATCAGGAGCAGTGATAGCAGTCAGAGAATACTGCTTCTTCCAAAGTGCTTCCAGAGCATCGTCGTCGTCCAGAAGAGGAGCAACACGATCAAACTCAGACTTATCATAGTTCCAATAACCATCCTTCTTCACCAACTTCAGTTTGAAGTTAGCACCTTGCCAGAAGTCAAAAGGATTGATAGGAGTCTCATCTTCAAACTCAGGTTGCATTGCTTCCATAACCTTATCAAAGATCTTCTTACCATACTTAAACAGGAAGACACGACCTTCGTTAGCAGGATTCGCAGGATCCTTAACCACATAGATGTTGCTGTAGTAAGACAGTTTACGCTTCTGCTTACGCACAGTTTCTTTATTTGCTTCTGAACCGCTGTTCCAGAGTTCACGATTGTATTCTGAAACAGGATCTTTCTGCCCAACAGTGGTCAGAGAGTTTTCAATGTACCAACCACCAGGACCTTGGAAGGCGTGGGAATACATTTTTGCCCAGGGAAGTTCTTCACCTTCGGGGGCAGGAAGAAAACGGATAACGGCATAACCATTACCAGTCTTATCCATTTCGGGTTTCCAGAGACGCTCATCAGCGCCACTAGAAGTTGTACTCATCTTCTCTACTTCTTTTACCAGTTTCGCAGTCAGCGAACCAAGAGAAGATTGTTTTTTAAGATCTGAAAAGGACATTAGATTACCTCGTATTTGTACAGATTTGGCTTTTGTGTACCTTGTTAGTCTACAGGTCGGAACCTGTTTTGTCAATTTGTTTTTTCATCACCTCAAGCATTTTGGACATATTGTTCAAAATGATGTTCATATCAGTTCCAGGAGGAAGACCCATCATAACAGCAGAACTTGTAATGCGTTCTTTCATTTCAACTGCTTCAGGATCATCAGACAAACTCAGTCTTGTATAAAGAACTTTTTGTTTATCTAAAAGTTTTTCCAGAAGTTCTACGTGTTGAAGTTTTTCTTCTTTAGACATTCCAGGAAACTTGAAGACGTTTGAATAAACTTCTTCTTGTAACTCACTTATCTCAGTCATCTCAGCACGGACGACTTCGGAATTAAAAAAACTCATTGGTCTCCTATAACAATTTCCTTCAAGATAGTCTTATAGCGCGGTACATTAA